TAAATCCAATGCATTTTCCGCTTCTGCGATCATTTTTCCCAAAATATTACGGTCATAGGTTTTCACTTTTTCGGCTTTTGCTCCGGTTTCCAGCTCTTTTTCTTCAGTTTTTGGTTCATCTGTTCTGGTTGCTGGTTCTTTTTCTCCGGTCTCCAGCTCCTCTCCTTCAATTTGCTGGCCTTTTTCTCTTGGTTCTGTCTTTAACTTCATCCGATCACATCGAAAATCACACTGTCTTCCACAAGCTTCACAGCATGGTACTGGCTCACCGTCACCCTGTCTATGATATGCCAAAAGCAGATTGACAAATTGACATTTATCCCCCACAGCATCCCGCAGCATCCCTATCTCATCTATCCGATCACACGGAAACGGATTCCCCAGTGGAGCTTCCACACAATAACAAAATTCTTGTCTGATCTGGCATTCCCTTGCACAGCTAAAACAGTCATGGCTGCCTTTAAACCCGCCATCCACACCTTGACACCCAGCTGTCGCAATCAAACTGTCCTCTGGATATACTATCCTAGGGGTTCCGTATGCAGAAAGCGGCTCCCCATCTTTTTCTTTTCCCTGCGCCTCTGTCAAGGAACTATAAAATTCCTCCCGGTCAGCATATTTCCCAGAGGCATCCCCCTTCTTAGCCCCATCCGCTTTTACAATAGTTGCGACCGTCGCAACCGTCTCCGCATTTTCTGAAAGCTCACTCTGTTCCGGGATCTGCCCCTCCGGCTTTGTGCCGGAATCCTCCGCCAAAACCTCTCCCTCTGACGCCTTTGCTGCCTTTTTCTCCCGCTTTGGCTTCATTTCCCGGATTTCCCTCACCTTCATCTCCGGCGTCACCTGTTCCCTCTGCTCCTCCGTCATGGAAACCATCTCAATCAGCTGGCTGACCGAGTAATCCCGGTAAGGGGCTGCCAATACCGGCAGCTGCCCAAACTCGATCTGCTTTCCGAACTGCTCATACAGCCCTATGCACCGGGAAGCCCAGGACTTGTCCTTCTGGTACTGGCAGTGCAGGAACTCATGGAAGCTGTTATACCCGTCATCCTCCCACAGCCGTTCTTCCCGGATGATCCACAGATAATACCCGGTTGCCACAAAACCGTCCTTCACATCCCGGATACTGATATCCACCAGATTTTTTGCCTCTTGAAATGTCAGCCCGCTCTTTCTAATCTCCTCCACCTTCCTCACTCCTCCGCTTTGATTTTCACAATCCTTGCCTTCAACGCTTCCAGCAGGCTGTCCTGGGTAGCCCGCTTGCTCTGCAGGGCATCCATCACCAGGGCGTCCGCCCCACAGTCCACCACCAGATGATGCACTATCACCTTTTCCTTCTGCCCCTGCCGGTAAAGCCTGGCATTTGCCTGCTGATACAGCTCCAGCGACCAGTTCAGCCCAAACCACACTATCGTGTTCCCCCCTGCCTGCAGGTTTAGCCCGTAAGCCGCGCTGGCCGGATGGGCCAGCAGCACCGGGATTTCCCGGTTATTCCACCGGGTAATCACCTCCGGCCCTTTCAGCTCCTCAATCCCCACCCCCGCCCTTCCCAGACTCCTGACAATCCTCTCCTGGTCATGCCTGAAATTATAAAACACCAGCACCGGACGCCCCTGGGCTGCCTCCACAATCTCCCGCAGAGCTTCCAGCTTTTCCCCATGCACCTCCACCGGATTTTTCTCCCCGTCGTACACAGCCCCATTGCAGAACTGCAAAAGCTTTCCGGATAATACCGCCGCAGAGCCGGCGTCCAGAGTAGTCTCATCGATCTCCAGCAGCATCTCTTTCTCAAACTGCTCATAAGCCTTCCTGGTTTTTGGATTTAAAGCCACATGGACCACGTTGTCGATCCTCTCCGGAAGCTCCAGGTAATCCTTGGCAGACAGGCTGATGCAGATATCCTGGATTTTTTCCTGGATCCTCTCCTCGGCCCCGGGCAGAGGCTCATAGGAGAACACCACCTCCCGGTTCCGGGATGCCGGCGTGAAATACCTTTCCCGATACAGCCCGATCCGCTTCCCCAGCCGTTCCCCTCCATCCAGCAGATAGACCTGGGACCACAAATCCACCAGGCCGTTGGGCGCCGGCGTCCCTGTCAGCCCGCAGATCCGGCGGATATGGCTTTTTACCAGGCACAGGCTCTTAAACCGCTTTGCCTGCGGGTTTTTAAAGCTGGACAGCTCATCAAGGATCACCATGTCAAACGGCCAGTCATTCCGGTAGTAATCCACCAGCCACTGCACATTGTCCCGGCTCACCACATACACATCTCCAGGAGAGTTCAGAGCCCGGATCCGCTTTTTCAGGCTCCCCAGCACCGGCACGACCCGCAAAAGCCTTAAATGATCCCACTTGCCCGCTTCCCGTGTCCACGTATCCTCCGCCACCTTCTTGGGCGCAACCACCAACGCCTTCCGGACGGCAAACCGGTTGTACCGAAGGTCATTGACGGCAGTCAGGGTAATCACGGTTTTACCGAGGCCCATATCCAGAAACAATCCCAGGGCCGGTTCAGCAATCAGGCGGTTGATACAATACCGCTGGTAGTCGTGGGGCACAAACTTCATGCCTTCCCCTCCGCTTCTCCCGGATGGAGGCCCACGCAGGCGCTGGTCTTACAGACAGCCGCTACCACGCCGTCAATCCCCTCCAGGCTGTCCAGCACCCACACACCGCAGCCCAGCCCACGCAGCTCCCGCATACGTACCTGCTGCAGGGGCGTGGGATGCTTCCCCGGCGCCTTCACCTCCACAAAGCCCATATGCCCTCCCGGCATCACCACCAGCCGGTCCGGCACCCCGTCATTCCCCGGAGAGACGAATTTATACGCCTTTCCCCCGGCCCGCTTTACCGCTTCCCTGAACTTGTCCTCGATTTCTTTCTCCCTCACATTGATCCTCCTCTCTGCCCGGACAACAAACCCCTCGCGTGTGTACGCGTATCTTTTTATTTAATTTAAGGGTTTAAAGGGTTATAATACCCTTAATACCCCATATTTCATATTTATATAGATAAAGAATGTTGCAAATGTAGATATATAGGTTAAACCCGCATAAAATAAGGATTTTTCCGGGAACACCCCCTTGTTCCCACTTGTTCTTTTTTGTTGATTTGTTGCCAGGCTGCTACTTTAAGAATGTTGCCGGAATGTTGCATTTGGCATTTATATTCAAGAATGTTCCTTTGTTGGTTCCTCCTCCCGTATTCGATTAAATCCCCTTTGTTTTCCGTAATAAGGGCCAAAGGGGATTGGACCACGGCTTCGTTCCCATCCGCCTATCACAGACAGAATCGTATTGATTTCATAGGAATCGCTTTTTTTCATCATCTTTAAATCTCCGTTAAAGCATTCGCACCAAATCTCTGCCGCGCATACCCGATCCCTGGAAACCAACTGGTCTGCATCACAGGTGTCTTTTCCAAAATTCCAAAAATCCCTCCGTGCATACAGGTCCTTCTTATTCCAGTCCAAGGTGATCTGCCTTTCCAGGAACTCACGGATAATCCCTTCTTTCGGATTGCTCTCCATATGCTCCTCCTGCTGCCTTTCTGCCTCTCTGGCGTCCTCACCTTCCAGATACAGCTTTTCTCCACATCTCCACCGGATTACAGCCTCTGCCCAGACCTGATCCACCTCACCTTCAAGCTGAGAAAAAATATGCTTCCTTGGTTTCCTCTCCCCCAGATCAACCGGCCAGAACCGTCTGTTTCCTGTCAGATCTCTCAAAATCTCCTTATTGTTAGTAGTTCCCACAATGATACAAGAACGGGGAAACGGTCTTGTATGGCGCCCATAAGGCTCCCGATATACGTCCTCTATTTTGCTAAGAAACTGCTTGATTGTATTCATTTCAGATTTATTCATTCCGGCCAGCTCTCCGGCTTCCAGAATCCAGTATCCCTGGATTATTTCCGCAGCCTCTTTCCCCTCAAAAGTACTTAAGCTGTCTGAATACCAATCTCTCCCCAACACACGAAAAAAAGTGCTTTTCCCCAATCCTTGAGGACCAGATAATATAAGCATAGAATCGAATTTCACTCCGGGAGTCATGGCCCTGGCTACTGCTGCCGTCAAGGTTTTTCTGGTCACAGCCCTGACATAAGGGCTGTCCTCTGCCCCAAAATAGTCAATTAGAAGGGTATCAAGCCGTGGCATATTATCCCATACCAGCCCGCACAGATACTCCTGGAGCCTGTTAACCCGATGGGACACTGCATATACTGCCATGGCATCCAGTATATTACTCTTTCCGGTTATTCCGTATACTTTTTCCAGATAATGCCTCATGCCGGCATCATCCTGTTCCTCCCACGCCCGCGGCTTTTGATACCGCTTTTCCGCATCCCAAGGCATGGGTTCCCCTGCCACGGGGCGGTTGGCAAATTCATCATGCCAGAAATGCCCGCACAGGCGGGGGTCATGGCTTAAAATAATCAATACGTTATCAATGGTACTTAAAAGTTTCCCTGTTTTGGAATGGCATTTCAACTTCCCCATCCAGTCCAGGTCTTCGGGCTCCTGTGGTTCTAAGCGGGCCATAGGCATGGCCCCAAACTCCTCCTGGGCCTTCTCATACCGTTCCGCTGTAACCAGCTTTGCCACTGGCCCCAGGCCGGAGGCAAACTCACACATAGCCTGGAACGACGGAAGCTGGGTTACCGGCGTGTCCGGCTTTGCCTCCCCATCCTCCTCCCCAAACTTATGCAGCCGCACCAGGTCAAACGCATTGCACAGCTTTCCTGACGCCGGATCCGTGGCATGATGGCTGTACAGGAAGCTCCCTCCCTCATACAGCACTGCCCCTCCTACGGTCGTCCCTTCGCTATAGGTATACCGGTCCTCCCCGCACGGCACATAGGCATCCGGAATAAACTCCGCAATCGCCTCCGGGATGGTATAGATACGGCAGAACGCCCCTACCACCCCCTGCTTCTCCAACGGGTTTCCCTGTTTCTTGGCCGACCGGTCCCTTAGCTTGGCCGCCCCCGGCACCTCCGGCCACTCCGATACATTCCTCCAGTCCTGATACAGCCCCAGCATCCCTGACCGGGATAAAAACGGCTTGTCCCCATAGAAAAACACATACTCACTGTCCCGGCTGCACCCCGGCCAGTACATCAGCCGCACCGGCTCAAAGGTGGTCGGGTCAAACAGAGACATCCCTAAAAAGGACGCCGCCTTCCTGGCAATCGGCTCATACTCCTCCACACTGCAGGGTTCATCCAAAGGGAAAATAATCCGCAGCCGGGGGGCTACAGGCTCATGCTTCCGGGTAGAGTACACCACATAGGCACACCCTAGAGATTCCAGCGCGGTCAGCACACCCTGCGTCCCTCCTGCCTGGATGCTGTCCGCATCCAGCGTCACCAAATGCCTGGGTCCTGCGTTCTGGCTGCGCCTGGTCTCCCCTAAAAGCTCCCCTCCCACAAACCCTCCGATATCCTTTAACCGGTCCTGGCCGGACTTAGAAAGATTTCGATATTCCGCATACGATTCCTGGGTCCTTACCGGCATGGATACCCGGCGGACAAAATCCGACCACCAAAGCTCCTGCTGCTGCCAGCTCATGGACTTGCGGCTGGTCCCGATAGAGATCCGTATGGTCCGGTCATTGATGAACATGGCTCTACTCCTTTTTATAATAATCTCCCTCAAAGCCGTCTGCATTCAGCGGCAGCCCTGGCGCCCATGACGGCGCCTGGCACATAAGCCGGACCGCATCCTCCTGGCTCTGCTCTCCGCCTTCCAAAATCTCCAGCACCACCTCATCATGGATGTGGAAACAAATCCGGTACCCACAGCTTTCCAGGACCGTCATGGCATTGGCCAGACAGTCCCTTGCCACTGCCTGTACGATATTCTCCGTCAGCTTTCCTCCATAGGTCGGCAGCATCCTCCATTTATGGCTTTTTTGGTCCATCCCCATATAATAAATCCGCTTCCGGTTCCTCTCATCCGGAATCAGACGGGGCTCCACATAAGACAGCCGCCTCCCACTGGGAAGCTGCACCATCATCCGGCCGGCGTCCCGGCAAAAAGACACCCCACACGGCAAAACTGCCGCCGCCCCGGTTTCAATACAATCCAAGGCATACCGCTCCACTGCATACCAGAAATCCTGGATCCTCCGGTTGGAAGCCCGCCACCTCCTCACAATGTCAGGCAGGTCCTCCTCCTTTAACCCCATCCGCAAGGCCCCCATCTGCACCAATGCTCCCGCTGCACCCTGATATCCCAATGCCAGCTCCGCGATCTTCCCTTTTGCACGCAAGGCATACTCTGGATTCCCTTTACAGATCTTCTCCACCGGCACCCCGAACATGGCGCTTGCAGAAGCCTCATAAATCCTTCCATGGGTGCGGAACACCTCAAGCCTCCATTCCTCCCCGGCCAGCCAGGCAAGCACCCGCGCCTCAATGGCAGAAAAATCCGCCACGGCAAAGCGGTGCCCCTCCCGCGGCACAAAAGCAGTCCGGATTAACTGGGACAAGGTATCCGGCACATTTCCATAAATGGTTTTCAAAGCCTCCACCTTCTGCTTTTTCACCAGCTCCCGTGCCGTGTCCAGGCTTTCTATATAATTTCGAGGGAGATTCTGGATCTGCACCAGGCGTCCGGCCCATCTCCCGGTCCGCTGCCCGCCGTAAAACTGCAAAAGCCCACGCACCCTCCCGTCGTCACATACCGCTGCTTTCATGGCCTCATATTTTTTCACACTGGTCTTGGACAGCTCCTGCCGGATTTTCAGCATCTTCTTCACATCCGGATTCGGCCCGTCCGCCTCCAAAAGCTCCGCCACTGTCTGCTTATCCAGGCTTTCCACCTCCAGATCGGCGTTATCCTGGACCCACTGCTTCAGCTGCGCTACGGAATTTGGATTGTCCAGCCCTGTGATCTCCCTGGCCTGTTCTGATAAGGCGTCCGTCATATGATCGCTGACTGCCAAAGCCCCGTTTACAAACTCCATGTCCAGCGCTACCCCGCCCATGTTAATCTTCTGGTCCAGCACCCACAGACGATGCTCCTGCTCCGGTATGGGGCAGCACTCCAACCGCCTTTCGATCTCCCGCTCCGTCACCACGTCCTGCCTGCAGTACTCCTTAAAAAGCTCCCATTTTTCCGGAGAATGTTCCGGTAAATTCCTCCGTCTCCCGCCGTTCCTCTTTGTGGGGGCGCACGGGGTACAGAAATACCGGATCAAGGCTTTTCCTTCCGCCATTTTCCTCCGGTCCTCCGGGAGATCCAAAGCCTTGCCGACAGCATCCAGGCCGCCGGCATAGCCGCAGTACCAGGCATGTACCATAGAACAATGCCACTGATCCAGGGATGTTGCAAAATACCGGCTCAGACAGTAATACTCAAATGCAGCATGAAACGCAGTCTTTTTCACGTCCGGATTTCCTAAATCCAGGATCACAGAATAAGGGATCCTCTCCCCCTGCAGCAGATCCGCAATCTGCACAGGGCCATCGTCATACTTCCAGGAAAACAAAAGGATCTCAAAGTCCGGGGACTGCACATACCGGTACAGCCCGGACTTCTGGATTTTTACACTGCTGTAGGTCTCCAAATCAATGCTTAAAGTCTTCAAATCCCCATCACGCTCCCATAGAGCGGCATCCCCGTCACCGGATCTGTGGCCGGGGGAACCGGGGCAGCCCCGGCAGGCGGGAACCCGGATGCATAGCCTGGAGCATTCTGGAACTGTCCTCCATACCCTGCGGGCGGAACCGGTGGATTCTGGGATTGCCCTCCGTAACCTGCAGGCGGAACCGGCCCAACCCCTGCACCTGACGTCCCGGAAGGTCCGGAAGCATATCCCGGTGGATTCTGAGAGGGCCCTCCGTAACCTACAGGCGGAACCGGCCCAACCCCTGCACCTGATGTCCCAGAAGCATATCCCGGTGGATTCTGGGGCGGCCCTCCGTAACCTGCAGGCGGAACCGGCCCAGACGGAGTAGGACTCAGAGCCATCCCATAAGTAGACGGACCGTTCCAGACATTCCTGCCCCCGAAATCTTCCTCTGGGGTTGTCCGTCCGGACAGCGGCTCCCCGTCCGCTATCTTCTGTATATTATTCAAACCACATCCCACGCCCCGGTTCCCGTTCTGGTTAAAGGCAAAAAAGTTTACAGAAGCACGTGCGTAGCATCCGGAATAAAACCCATTGGGGTCTAAAATCGGCTGGATATCTTGATCCACCACAGAAGGACGCACCTTGCTGGACGCACGGACCACCCAGCATCCCCTGCACTCCTCCCCAAAAGGCTCCCCGTTATCCATCACACCGTCCCCGTCATACAACGGCATTTTGGGCCTTGCCGGCTTATGCCCGCCAAACACCTTCTGCACCCCGTCCTCAAGCGCCTGATTCATGGCGGCACAGATAGCCTGGTAAGATGCCTGGTCTGACTTGGCAAACAACATCGTAATTTGATATTTTGGCTCCCCGTCTCCCTTCGGGGCCTGCGGCTGAAACACATGGGCGTAGCTTGCCCGGAATACTCCTGTTATCATGGCTGGTCTCCTTTCTTATAAGCGTTTGCCCCTCCGAAGTCCTCCTCCGGCGTACTGTCTTTTACATAGTCCGGACGTTTATCCCCCTCCAGAGCCAGGGCGGGCGCCCCTTTAGGCTTTACAATAAACGGGGCAAGAATCGATTGGTACTCCTCTTTTGTAATCAGTTTCTCCGCCTCTGTCAGCGGCACGGGAACCTGCTCATAAAACATGGCCTTCTTATACCCGGCCTTTATCAAGGCCCCATAGGCTGCTTTAGGGTCTGTCAGGCTCCGGTTGCTCCTCCCCTCCACCAGCTTCCATCCAGGCACCGCCTCCCCGGCAAGCAGCTTTGCCAGCGCTGCCTTTTTCACTTTCTTAATCCAGGGCTCCGCCATCATAAGAAGGGGGAGGAGCTTCCCGATCTCCTCATTGGTCAGCAATGCCTCCTCTTTCATCTTCCCGGTGGCCGGATCCACCTGTGCCTGCAAAACCGGGACATTGGCGTCTGCACGCGCCCTGCAGGTCCCGGCTGCACAGCAGAAACAGTCGTCACACCATTTCCCCTGCTGAAACTCCCCTCCCCCTTCATATGCCTTCTGGGCTGCCGGCCTGACCACAGTCTCCGCCCAGGCATTAAGGTCCCGGACTGAGGTAGTCCATTGGGAAAAGTTTTTCACCCGGGGCTGCACGATATGGAAATGCACCGTGTCGATGGGGAAAATCAGGCCATATGCCTGTAAAGCTCCCAGAGCGTACAAGGCCATCTGGCAGTTTCCCTCCGCCTCCACCACGATCCCTTTCCCATATTTAAAATCCACTACATGCAGCTCTGTGCCATACATTACAATACAGTCCGCCGTTCCGAACCCTTCCGGAGCAATATAGCTGTAATCCACCCGCTTCTCCACTGTTATGTACGGGGCTGAGGGATACTGGTACGCGATCTGCTGCACATAGTCCCTGTACTCGTCCGTGTACCGCTCCATCTCCGTGCTGAAATGCTTTCCCTTCCTCAATTTGTTCAACCCGGCCTTATAATCCTTCTCCGGCATCCCCGGCTCCAGGAACAGCTTCCTCAGCTTAAGCTCACAAAACTGATGGGCCAAGGTCCCTTCCTCCGCCGCCGCAGAGGTTTCCTCTGGGAACTGTTCTCGGAGGCGGGCAGAAGGCGGGCAGTGGATCCACTGCTTCGCGCTGGATGCCGAAAGGATGGCATGGGCCCTTTCTGCCGGCGCCGTCATAGATTGGCCCCCAGAATCCGGAGCTGGGTTGCCAACGCCCCATACTGCTCCTTTGGCACCTGCATCAAAGATCCCGCCCCAAACTGGGACAGAACCTGCATAACCTGCGGCTGCTTTCCCTGGTCCACAAGCCCCGTCATTGCCACGGCAATCTGGTCCTGGGTATATGCCGGAGCCGAAGCTGTGGTGGGAACCGGACCCGTCATAGGAGACGGAGCCGCCGATCCGCCAGATGGCGGAAACGGACTTCCAGGCATGTTTACCGGAGCGCCCTGCTGCTGTACCGGCATTGCAGGCATACCCGCCGGATAACTGCCAGAGGCCGCTGGTACCGGCGCCGGCTGCTGTACCGGAACGGGCTGCTGCACTGGTGCTGTCTGTTGTACCGGAGCCACCTGCTGCATGGGGGCCGCCTGCTGCATCTGGGTCTCTGCGGAGCCATTTGCCAAAGCGCTTTTTGAAACATCTGCCGCCTCTTTGTACTGCAGGCTTGCCGTTACTCCGCTGGCTCCCATTGCACGGGCCAGGTTATTGATCGCCTCTGCGATTACCTCAAGTCCACTGAATTTAATGGATACGTTCATAGTTTTCTCCTTCCCTCTCCTGTTCATTTCCATCTTGATTTTCTTTAAAAACCTCTCTATAATAGAAGGGTGATAAGCTTTTACAATCCTATCAGTTCCCCGGCTGTAATCTTGGCCGGGGTTTCTGCTTTCCCGGTAGTTTTAAGCCGGGTCATGTACTCACAGCACTCCCAGCTCCTTAGCTGTTCATCGATCATCATCCCGGCCCCGAAGCTCATCACCGTCTGAAACATCTGCTCCAAAGTATAAGCCTGGAAGGGCCTTACCCCATCCGGGGTAGTATAGGCCCGCCACACATCCAGCATCAGCCTCAGCCGGTCCATCTGCTGGTGGCTGAGGTTATATTCTACGCTCATCTGCATCTGTGCTATGGCTGTCTCCTCCTTTCCTGTCTCCTCATCCCCAACGGCCCCTGCACTCCCTGCTGGTATTTCAGAAACCGGGCCTGCCGCTGTGCTGCGGCTTGTCCGCTATGTACCCGTTCAAACTCCACGATACGCTTCTTTGCCATATGGCATCCTCCTCTCATCTTAAAAAAGCAGCAAATAAACCAAAACCATTAAAGTGACGCACACACCTTCCAGCGCCACCACCCACCGCTCCAACATCCGGATATACCGGGCCTGCCTCTGGCCAGGGGTTAAATAAACTTTTCCCCTTGGCATGAATTTCAAATCTTTCATTTTCCCTCCTGCTCCATGTGCATCCATATTGTCCAGGCTCCAGGCAGCACTTCGAACAATCTGAAGCACTTCCGGACTAATCTGCTTAAATTCCTCTTTTTACAAATTTAATATCATATCCTGCCAGGTCAAGTATCAGTGAGAGGTCACAGAATCTAATCTTGGGAAACGCTTTTTGGTCGCGTTTGTGCCGGACACTGGTAGCCTTTATACCGTTCTCCCCTATATACTTCCCTATTTCTTTGTCAGTCCAGCCTTTCCTGGATTTAAGCTCCGCTATGATAGCGTTTATATCTTCATGCGCTTGTTGATATGGCGTCTTTTTTACGGCCATAATATTTCCTCCTCTTAAATGTCTGCTTTACTCAAAAAAGCTGCATCTGTTCCCCTTCCCTTTTCACTTGAAGTTTTCTTAAAATTTCTTTTGATAAATTTAAACATTCCAGATAAGTTTGAAACCACCCTGTTTCTTGAGTTGGTTCTGTTAAATACCAAAATCTTTTTTCGAGAATCCATGTCGAACGCGAAGACCAAATAGGATAATCGCTAAATCCTGCCTGGAAAGGCCGTGATCGGTAAGCACTCTTTCCAGACGTTCCTTTTCGTCCTCAGATTCAGTTGTTAATTCAAATCTGCGCCACTCTATTTTCCATCACCTCCTCTCTAAGCTCCTTTGTCTGATTCCACTTGTCCTTTCCTTCTTCTTCCCTTATACTGTATTCACAGGCTGTTGCCGCAGCCGAGTACATAGGAAAGGAAAACAATATCATGAAACGCATTTATGCGAACCTTTTAGGAAACTGGATCGACATTACAGAAAACGGGACAGTTGAGGACCATCAAAATCCATTAGTATACTTTGAAGAGAATCTTCGTTATGCAGATGGTTCTACGACTGCTGAATGTTTTAAATACGATTACGTCAATGTCCAGTATAATGGTTCCAACTACCGTATCCACCCATCATGTATCCAAATCGTTGAAAGCTAAAACTCAATTTGGATAGCTTTCTTTAATTCCTCAATATCTCCCACCACTACCCTTGCTGATGTTGAGGAAAATTTTTTATCAATCGCCATCTTAATGCGTGACCATTCATAATACTTAAGACCAGCCACGGCTTCAGCAATCATGGCGATTCTCCGCTCTCTATCTTCTATCTCCCTCACCTCCTATTCTCTTGTCAATGTGCTGTGTTGCCGTTCTGTATCGACTTCTGTCTATCTGGAATTATTATCCATCCCGTGCTATAATTCTCTTATCAAAACTGCCATACAAAAAATTGATGAAAGGAATTAATCGCATGAAGCTTTCCAATGAAGAAAAGCAAGCTATCCTGGACTCTTGCGAAGATGAATCTCTTAAAGTGATCCGATATCTCCAGGAGCAAGAAACCAAACAGAAACCTTATAATTTAGCTATGCTCATTTTTACCATCATCAGCGCTACAGGAGCCGTGATTGCCGCCGTCACTGGAATCCTTATGTATTTCCAATGACTGTTTCAATCCCCGTATCTCCCGAAGTATCTGAACCTGTATCATCAGGCTGACGTTCTTCATCTTGTCGGCCTGATGCTCTATCAGGTCTAAACCTTTGTCTGTTAGAAGCACCCCCTCACCTCCCTTATTCTGTTATCAATGTGCCGTGTTGCCGTATTGAACCACCTCCTACGCTAGATTATGTCAATATCTTCTACAAAGGCAAAGATAATCGCATTAACCCAATATTCATACAAATAGTGTCAGAATAATCTTTCGTATGAATCCATCAACTTTTCCGGGGCTGCCATAGGTATTTTATTATTCTGTTTGGTAGCCTCGCTTCTGAAATTCTCATCAATAGCCTGTTTCAGTTTTTGCCATTCCAAAAATGTAAGTCCTTGTACGCACTTAAAAATGGCTTTAAGTTTTTCGTCCTCCAATCCCCTGTTCACCTCCTATTCCATTATCAATGTGCAAAACCGCCATCTTAAAAAGGGACATGCCAAATTTGAGCCTTGTGGGTTATGCTTTTTATCTACATTCATCTACCCCACCTCCTTTCTCTGTCTCCCTTTAAATTCTCATTTTCGAGATAAACTGGCTGAGAAAAAAATAGATACTACTTCATCCCAAGTAAGATTAAGTTCTTTAGATATTGCGTCCACTTCTTTTATTGTAAAATCAGCCCCTTTCCTATTTAGTTTTCTATAAAAAGTAGACCTATTTATCCCAATTTTTTCAGAAATATCAGATACGCTTATTCCCTTTTCGGTGAGTATACTACGTATCCTATCCACATTCACCAAATTTCCTACCTCCTTATATTCTCATATGTGAGATATTTTAAGTTTTACATATCCTTTTTTTTCGCTGTCAATAGATTTTTCACTTTTTTGGGATTTATCGAAATATTTCATTCCTTTATTGTTGCACTTTTGAGAATCGTGTGCTAAAATGCAATTATTAAGGAGGTGTCATCATGGATATAGGAAATCGTATTAAACAACGTCGATTAAGTTTAGGTATAACCGCCGAAGATTTAGCTTATGAAATAGGCAAATCACGCACCACTATTTATAGATATGAAAATGGGGATATCGAAAATATTCCAACTACCGTTTTAGAGCCTTTAGCTGAAGCCCTTCGTACCACCCCTTCATTTCTTATGGGATGGGACGATGATCCGGAAGATTATGAATCACTGGCAAATGAATATGGCATATGCCCTCCAAAGGACTATGACGGTAACATAGAAGATTGGATTAAAGCTAAACAAGTCACAGATGAAGATTATGATCAAGAAATAGAACATAATTCTAGCGACAATTATTTATATCAAGATGATACACAAGCATTTACCTATACAAACACTGCTACTCCAGCGGAATTTGAAAAGCTGGTAAAGCCATACCGCTCCCTTGACGATTCTGGTCGCATCCATATAGATATTGTTTTGGACCGGGAAGTCGAACGCACCACCCAAGCCAAAGAATCCGCCGACACTATAGAGCATCTTCAACAGCAGTTAGCCATACGCCCCATTCCTAAACAGACTTAATCGCACATCCCTAAATATGATTCCCTTTGCCCAGTCTGCAATACTGGGCATTTCTTATTCTACTCATCCATCTTCCCTCACCTCCTATATTCTCTTGTCAATGTGCGTCCCTGCTATTTTTAATCACCTCCTCTCTAAGCCCCTCTGTCTGATGCGAACAGGTAGTCAAAATCATATTCTGGAAACAACTCCGCTTTTGTTGTCTTGGCTTCTGGATAGGTTATGACCGTTTCCTCGTTCACCTTATTCCATGCAGTTTTTTCAGAAACGCCAATAACTGCTGCATAGGCCTTAACGGAAATGCCTTTCGTGTCCAAGGCCTTCTTTAAATTAGCAAGCACTTTTTCACCTCCTTTTTAAGATGGCGGTTGCTGATGATACTCCTTGGATTATCATGCTGTCTGCTTGGGGGGATTGTAGGACGCTTTTTCAGCGAATAGGTAGTCAGCATTATACTCAAAAAGCAGAGCGCAGGTCTTTTTGAACTCTGGATATGTAAAATCCGTTCTGCCTGTTAATTTGTTCTGCACAGTTTTTTCTCCAGTTCCCAAAACTTCTGCATACTGTTTTACAGAAATTCCCTTCTGCCGTAATGCTATTCGTAAATTATCATACATGTTTTCATCTCCCTTCTACCCTTATGGGTAATTCTTGTGTTTAATATATACCCTTAATCGTAATACGTCAAGTACTTTTTTACGTTTAAGGGTAATTTTCTGCTTGATTTTTACTTTTTTCCATGATAGAATCGCTTTATTGGAGGTGATGAAACGATGGATTTCCTAGAAAAGCTAAATTATTTGATGGAGAAAAATCATCTAAATAAAAGCACTTTGTCCAAAGCATGTAATATCCCATATACCACTATTGATGGCTGGTATAAAAAAGGATATGAAGGACTAAAGCTAACTACCTTGCGAAAATTGGCAGAATATTTTGGAACCTCTCTGGACTACTGGGCATCTGAAGAAATATTTGAAGAAGGGAATAATCCACTTGATGCACAAATCTTAAAACTCTATTCTTCCTTAACCGATGAGAACAAAAAATATCTATATGGATATATACAACGTCTGTTTGAGGAACAGCAAACAACGATGCAGGAGTGATTCCTACTCCTGCATTAGCCCACATGGTAGTGTATAACACATATTTTCCAGTGTTATACACCAGCAACCGCCATCTTAAAAAGGGACTTTTGTTTTAAGCCGGATGTTTCAATATACGATTTTAATAATTCGTGATTGAGGTCGAGCAAACTGTATCTCCTCCTTTCAGATTCAGTTTTTCTGAATCAAATATATAATAAAACTCCCTTTTTAAGATAGCGGTTGCGGTTTCTTTACATCACCTCCCTCTTGTTTGGAAAACAGGGCTTAAGGAACTTTTCCATAGGAACTCCTAACGCCAAACAAATACTTGCATATTCCCCAGTTTCGCATTTTCTTTTTCCTTGCAAAATTAAACATAAAGCAGTTTCTGACAGGCCTGCTCTTTCAGATATTGATTTCTGTTTTAATCCGGACTTTTCTACCTGTTTTCGCAAACCATCAGTATCTAATACAAACAAATCGAAATCACCTCCAGAATTTCGGTTTTCTTGATATTTTTGATTATATATCGAATTTCTTGTGCTGTCAATAATATTTTTCGATTTTCTTGATATCTTTCTTTACAAAATCGGAATTTTTGTATATAATGTAACCATAATCACTTGGGGAGACTTTAAATGAATAATTATGTTATAAGAAAATTAAAAGAAGGGCGTGTTAATGCCAAATTAAAACAATCTGAAGTAGCATCAAAAATCGGCATTAAACCAAATACTTTAAGTAATTATGAAAATGGCGTCTCGGAACCTGATATAGATACTTTTTGTGCTTTATGTGATATATACAATTTAAACCCATCTGATATTTTAAATGAAGCATATGGATTAAGTGTACAAGGAAGCAATTTTACTATTAAGCCTTCTGAAATTAAACACATAGAAAAATATCGCCTACTCGACCAACATGGCAAAGAAATGACGGATTTTGTTCTCAATAAAGAATACGACCGCTGCCAAGCCATCCAACAAGAGAAAGTTGCCACCCTATCCAAGAAGCCCACTCGTCCGATTCCAACTGCTGCCCATGCTGATGATTACATCCATGCTCCAGACGATCTCAAGCAATTAGAGGAAGATATTATGGATGATGAGAATTTCTAAAATAAAGACAAAAAGAGAGGTGAACAAGACATGTTAGATGAAAAAGATTTAGAAATGATCGCTAAAACGATAAGAGAATCCAATGAGCCTATATTGGAAGAAATGAAAAAACTGGAAAATAAGGTTACAGAAGTCCAAATGACATTAGAAAATGAAACCAACAAAGAAATCCGTATTATTGCTGAAGGCCATCTTGACCTTTCACGCAAACTGGATGATGCCTTAAAAGTGGAAAATGAGAAAGAAATGTTACTCTTACGTGTTACCCATCTAGAAAATGAAGTTAGAAGATTAAAACAACGTATTGAGGAAATCGCCTGATCCAAGGAGTGATACTATTGAGCTATGATGAACTCTTGCTAGAAGCAGACAATACCGGGCTTGTTGTGAAAGAAAAAAAACTTCCGGTAAGCAAGGGAAGGATTAAAGGAAAAAGAATTGCTATTAGGCAGAGCATTCCTACCCTGACAGAAAAAGCTTGTGTACTTGCGGAAGAAATCGGACATTACCATACCAATACATATGATATCTTAGACCAAGAAACAACTACAAACAGAAAAATAGAACGTGCCGGACGGATGTGGGCTTATGACAAACAAATTGGTTTATGTGGAATCATCCAAGGATACCATGCCCACTGCCAAAATAGCTATGAACTGGCGGAATGCCTAAATGTAACAGAGGATTTCCTTCAAGAAGCCCTCGAATGTTATAAGGAAAAATATGGTGTTAAAGTTGAATTTGACAATTACTTCATCATATTTGAGCCATCATTGGCTGTGATTGAAAAGTATTCATGATTCGATTAAAAAACTTATTACCAAACAAAAATATATAGGAGTATCATCTAGCTTATCTCGATATAATTGTTGATGATAAAGGAGTGAAACTTGTTTGTAAAGTTTTTTGTAGAGTTTAAGGAAAGATTGAGGAATAGTTATGCAATTACTGCAAGAAAAAGTTTATACTATCCAAGATATTTATGCCCTCCCAGACGGTCAAAGAGCTGAGCTCATTGATGGGGTGATCTATATGATGGCGCCTCCAAGTACAAAACACCAGGAAATATCCGGAAACCTTTATTATAAAATCAGAAGTTATATAGATGGCAAAAAAGGAAAATGTAAAATATATACTGCTCCATTCGCAGTTTTTCTGTATGATGATGATTTAAATTATGTGGAACCTGATATTTCCATCATTTGTGACAATAACAAAATTGATGATAAAGGCTGCCATGGGGCCCCTGATTGGATCATAGAAATTATATCCCCATCCACTCAACACACAGACTATGGAATAAAACTTTTTAAATACCGCACTGCTGGTGTAAAAGAATATTGGATAATAAACCCCTTGACGCACACTGCAAATATCTATGACTTTGAAGGCGAAGAAGGAACTTGTCAATACAGCTTTGATGATGACATTCCCGTATGTATTTTTAAAGATTTAAAAATATGCATTTCCGGCTTACTATAAATAATTTAATTAAAATGTAAAAACCGCCCCTGCGCCAACAGGAACGGTTCTTGCATAGATTCTATACCTGGACAGCACACCAGATGATACAATCATACAGCAAGAATATTGTATCATTTTCGGCACCTGCTGTCAAAGGTATGGTGTTATTTTTGTACCCAAATTTACCAAAAATTTTAGAGGAGGATGGTACTGTGGCAAAAAAGAAAAAAAATACTCTCCCATCGGGCAACATTCGCATCCAGGTATATGATTACACGGATGTGGATGGAAAAAAGCACTACAAATCATTTACAGCTCCTACGCGGCAGGAAGCAAAGTATCTTGCTGCACAGTGGAAAGCGGGAAAGGCGGATAAAAAACCGTCCAGGATCACACTGTATGAGGCTGTAAGCCGCTATATTGAGGCTAAAGAGGGCGTACTGTCCCCCAGCACAATCAAAGAATATTTAGGGATGCAGAAACGCCATATGAAAGATGTTGGAAGAATATGGTTAGATGAGTTAAACACTACGGATATACAGATATGGATTAGTAACAAATCTAAGAGCCTCTCTCCTAAATCTGTCCGTAACCTTTATGGTCTGCTGTCTGCTGCCATTGAAATGTTCGCTCCGGATTTGCATATTAAAGTATCATTGCCAGAAAAAAAGCGCCTTGAACTTTATTGTCCATCTGATGATGATGTAAAAACGCTTCTCAGGCAAGTAGCCGGCACCGATTTAGAAATTGCGATTTTATTAGCAGCCTTTGGCCCCTTGCGCCGTGGTGAAATATGCGCCCTGGATGCTTCGGATATTTCCGGAAACAAAGTGTCCATTACAAAAAGCATGGTAATGGGTTCTGACCGTCAGTGGCACATAAAGCAGCCAAAAACTTACGGTTCTTACCGCACAATCGAATTTCCTGATTTTGTAATAGATAAACTGAAAGGGAAAAAAGGGAGAATTATTAACCGTAGCCCAGACGCAATTACCAGGAGTTTTGAAAGGACTATAAAAAGAACCAGCTTGCCCCACTTCCGATTCCATGACCTACGGCATTATGCAGCATCTATTATGCACGCCATCGGAGTACCAGATCAATATATACTTCAACGCGGAGGGTGGTCAAGCGATAATGTTATGAAAACAGTATACCGGAATACGATTGATATTGAAACCGTGCGGCAAAACAAAAAAATTAATGAACATTTTGATAAAATCGCGTGTGATATTCCGTGTGATACTTTTTTATAA